CAGGTAACAGAAGTGGTATAGGCGACGGTACCAGCCCGACGCTGCAACCAATTCAACGGAAGCACCATCCTAAGTGCGAGTGAATCAGTCTGGAACAGCGAACGCTGTGGCGCAGCGACCGTGCTCGGTGACGCCACAAGCTCTGCAGGATTGGTATCTTCCATATGGAGTGTCGCTTGATCCGACATCTCCATTCTCGGTGCATCGCCACCGACCACAACAAAATCGGCAGCATCCACCAAAATCATCGTCTTTGCCGGAACAGTAGCGCTGTCGATGAATGGGATAGTAGCTAGAGTACCGCCGCGAATTTCATCGCGGAACGGGAAGATGCCGGTATTGGGAGCCGACAACAGTGATGCACGAAGCATGTCAGTTTGATTGACCAGCCATACCAGATTTCGCACATTGCCGTAAGTAGCTGTGCTGATAGCATTGATCAGGCCGACGATATCGCCAACCAGAGCCGTGATACCACCACCTGCGGTAGCGCCAGTTACCGATACGCCGTTAAGCAAGCCAGCAGGCCTGATCACCGTGGCCGGATTGGCATCGATCAGCACGCTATCGACTGCCACACTGGTATCTTGCTGGATGGCTTCCCTAAGCAAACCTTCGATCGCCGGAATGGAATGTTCATCCATTTCGCGCGTCCAAGTCGTGATCACTGCCATCTTCTTCGGAGTAAGCGTTTGGCTGGTGAATGCTCCCTGCCTGACTGGAATAGCCAGACCTTCGCCGACAAACGATCCTGCCAAGCTAGGCGTGCGTGAACGAGTCGGAATAACAATCCTACCCGCAGCTCCGAAACTTAGTGCAAGCCCTCTTGTTGCAATGCGAGTAAGAATAGCCTTGGGCATAAGCAGCGGCATCAAAGCCGCGTAGGTCGTTTGTGCGAGTTCTTGTGCCCATCCGCTTACCGTGGTCATCGCCGGAGCTGATGCCGCGCGGAGCACGATATCAGCCACAATCTTGGTGGCCTCATCCTTATATTCTGGATGCTTCTCGGCAATCTTTGCCCGTGCGGCTTCCAGTGTGCTTCCGGCAGACTTGGCAAAATACGCCAGCGTGCCAGCCTTGACGAACAGTTCGAGTACGTCGATACCGTCCTTCTTGCGATTAAGGATCACCGCCGGTGCTTCCGGTGATGTCCTGTCTTGCCGCTGGATCACAGTCGTGCTAAGCGCGCGCGAACCTTCTGGTCCTGTGCTCTTGGCCAACAGTTTTTCACTGTCGATCAGCGTCTCGCGGGTCTTCTCAAGCTGAGTGATATCTTCATTCAGCCTTTTGTTGGTTTCGATATCGGCATCGCTGACGTTATCGTTATCCATCTTCTGAACATGCTCTTCGAGAGCTTCGCGCTTGGAATTGATCTTGGCTTCCAAGTCCATGATACGCTGAGCTAGGCTAGACATGAGTCCGCCCTTTCCATTACGATTACTTTTGGCGTGCCCGCCGTTAAACCCTCGACGCTTGATACGATCTCCTTTGCCTTTCCCGGCGAAAATCATATCCATAATCTCGGGCGAGATATTCAAGCTTTTGGCCACAGCCAATGCGTTCGGGTTAGCCGGAACCGCAACAACGCTGCATTCCACTAGCTCGCACTTGGTATAGATCGAACCCCAATCGGTGCCCTCTCTATCTATTCTCTCAATCGGTTTAAAACCAACAGAGACCGCCTTAAGGAAGCCAGCGTCAACCAACCTCCTGATCTCATCAATCCTGTCACTGGTGCCTTCTGGCGCTATCTCTAGCGCAGCCATCAGGCTTTTATTTTCAATGCGAATATTATTCCATTTTCCGATCGGGAAATCAGAACGATGACCAAACAGTGCAATCGGGTTTCGCTTGAATTGCCTAAAGTCCCAACCATCGCTCATGATGATATCATCCATCCGGTCAGGTGTTTCATCTGACAAGATGAAATCCATACCGTTGACCTTACCATCATGTGATTTGTGCGTCAGACCATTTACGCTACGCTCGTCCCAAATGATTTGACAAACATCCTCGTTGTCAAGTTCATCCACGCAATCACTCATAAACTCATCTTCATCCTCATAGTCTTCAGGATCGATTTGCTTGTGTGACATCGTGGTCTCCTATTCTCATAAAGGCCAACCAAGAGTTTCTTATGCTTACTATTGGCCAGCCTTGTTCGTAAAGGCTCATCAAAGCCGCGGTGACTTCGACTGACGGGTTTTGGAAATCATGCCAGACAATGATTCCACCCGGCCTGACTAAAACTTTAGCAATCAAGCTTTCGTGAATTACGGCCGCGAAACTATGATCACCATCAATAAACACCGCATCACATGGTTCCAGATTATCGGTTGACAAATCTTGCGTAGGACTTGTCAAAAGATAGAACCGTGAATCATCGGCATAGCAACCCGCACTTTGCGGCACCTCGTCCAATTGGCATATCAGTGACGTAATATGTTCGGGCGCAACATCGATGCCAATATATTTTTTAAGCGTTGGCACATTGTCCAAGACACGCTTGGCTGTAATACCTGAATTGCAACCAAACTCTATCATTACCTTTGGACTGACACTTCTAACAAGATCGATCAAGATCGAACATTCAACGCTACCGAGATATTTGGAAAATGTTCCACTTATCATCGGTGGCCATATGGTCTCTATCTTCATCGCTGTTGCAGCGCGCTTGCCCAATCATTTTCTGAAGTCTGCTTTAACAGTTTGACATTGTCATACCAATTGGCCAGCCACCGCCAGCTCGACCAATGCGACAACAGCCCATAGACGTGCGGATGACCGATGGCTCCAGCCAAATGCAACGCGGCCGTATCCACGCTGATGATTTCATCCATACAACGCATCATCGCGGCGCAATCCGCAAAATCCTTAAACTCATGTGCGATCACGCCGCATTCTTGCGCTCGATCGCAATCCTGATTTTGGACACTATGCAATTCGGCATCTGTGCCTAGCAACTCAACTAGCAATTTGAGATCAATATCCCTCGGGTAATCACCCTTACTCGGCTTGCCGATCGACCATGCGAGCCCGATCTTTTTCCGTTTTGTCGCTAACCACAAATGCCATTTGTTGGTCAACTGCATATCGCGGCCACTATCGAGATATTTTTTGCCGCTAACCTGATCAGGCACAATTTCGTTGATATACAACAGATGCAGCATCGGACAAAAGTAATCGGCATCAATCAAATTGGGAACCACTACTCCAACTTGTTTCGCTAGACTTGTCAGTTCTGGCGGCATTACCATTATAGAATTCTTGATCCCGGCATAACGCAAGCACATGATGGTATCGCCGAAACCATGTGCATGAAGCAGCAACAGCCGCTTACCATTAAGGTCTTCACCGCGCCATGGGTTCAAGCCTGCGGCAATCGCCGCCTTGGCTTGTGGCCGTGTAAATGGATCATATTGCTCAGCCGTCCAATATTCAGACAAGCCTTCGCGCCACCGCCCAGCCGCCAGCAATACCATGCTTCGATTAAACCGAGCCCGCAATGTCGGAGCCACGCGCAAGGTCTTATCACTTTCTTCCAACGCCTCAACAATCTTGTTTGTCTTATAGAGCTCGACGACTCTGTTGTAATGCATCAGATAATCGCCAATATCGATACTGGGTTGATTACTAACACTTCGCCTGCCCAATGGCACGCCATTCGCCGCTACCATGATCGAAGACGGCACACCGGTAAAATGTCCGTTGGTCTTGACCTCCAGCACCTCGCCGTGCGCCGTCAAGCCGCGCCATCCGTAACCCGTTTCTTCATACGCGATGACAGGATCGAGGTCCGGTAAATCGTCAACAAACGGACCTACTGAACGTTCCATGACTTTACTTCCAAGCTGGAGTCAACCACGCAACGCCTCGGATATCGCGCAACACCCATGACACGGGCCATCGCACCTTGATGGCGATTGTGTCGGTTTGCCAGACACTGCGTTCTGGTCCCGCGGTGCCAGCCGCTCCCGGTGCCGTATCCATCACCAGTGTAGCCGCATTGACCGTCTCAATCTCCGGATCGATGCTGACCGCAGCCGCCAAAGCCGCGCAAGCCACCGCTATCAAATCAGCACCAACAGCATTGGATGGGACAACAGTAATCTCAGGGTCTTCGCTAACAAACCGTTGCCTCATACTGGCATATCGACCAACACTACCTACAAGATAATACGGTCCACGACCACCCACTGGTGCAACCGCATTTAACAGAGTGGATACATCTTCAAAATATGCACC